CATTGCCAGTTTGAGTAGGTAGTGGCTCAACTGAGGCAGCACTTGCAGCAGCATTTGTTTCGCTTGTTGAGGCATTGCTAGCCGATGTTGCCGCATTGCTTTCACTGGTGGCTGCATTACTTGAAGATGTACTTGCGTTAGATGCTTGTGTAGTAGCTGTACTTGCTGAAGTTGAGGCATTTGATTCTGATGTACTAGCATTTGATGCTGATGTTTCTGCATTTGTTTCAGCCGTCTCTGCTGCTGCTTGTGCTGCTTCCGCTGCTGCTTGTGCTGTTGCTGCTGCTGCTGCATCAACTACTAATGCCCATTTTGCAACGTCAGTATTTGTGCTAATCGGCAATGCACCGCTAGATGTGTGAGCAGTGATAACAAGATAAACGTTGCTATTAGTTGTATCTTTAACAATGTCACGGTTTTGATATGACACAGAAGCAGCCCAGTTTCCACGCCAGTTACCAATAGGGTCGCCAGGAACAGGGTTACCATCAGCATCAAATGCTAGTGTCTTGCCAGCACGAGATGTATTAATAGGCAACGTCATGTTAATGTTAGTGGGGTCTGTAACAGGAGCTTTAATAGAACGCTCTGCTGTTTCTGCAACTTGTTGAACAAGGATTGTTTGCGAATCCATTTCATCGTTTAAAGTATTAGCAAAGAAATCGCCACCAGTAGTAAAGTCAGTTGTACGTTCCACCGGTCTAGAACCAACAATAGTGATGCGATTAGCCAAGACAGCCGCAACGACTAATGTAATAGAGCCTGTGCCAAGTAACGCGCTAATTGTTACTGTGTAGTCTGTTGTTAATGTCAGAAGTGCGTCATCTTTATACACATTAATATCTGTGTTTTCTAGCACTTCAAACTCGAAAGCATACGGTCCTACACCAGCCGAGCCAGTGTAGACTACTCTCCTTGCTACGTTACTTATTGGATAATCTGCCATTCTTAATTTACTCCGCTTGGTCGTTTTAGTGTACGTTTAATTTCATTAACTTTTTCTTGAATCCTGCGTCTTAAAGCAAATGACTGTTCGCTGTCACCATTATATAGTTCATACCTTGCCTTTTCAAATGCTATTTGGAATATGCTTTCTACTGCTTTTTCTCTACCATCCGCAGTCCCGTTTATAAAATGAGATTTATCTGCAATATTAACAACCTGTTGCTTTAAAGTAAATCCTTTTGAATTTTCTTGGTTAGCAAGTTCTAATAGCTTATCATATTCATCAGCTGACAATTTAACAGACGCTGGGATTTTTCTTGTTTCCCCATTAATTTCTACTCTAACAGTTTGCTCAAAAGTTTTTGGTGGCTTTTTAGAATCGACTCCAGCCAATGTCATTATTTCAAATGCTTTATCTTCCTTACCTGCTGAAACCCTCATGCCAGAAATTGAATTTAGGTGTTTTTCAGTTTCATTAAATATAGTTTTAGTTGGTGCTCCGTAGCTTGTCCCCACTGTTAAATCCATTTGCTGCTGGTATCCAGCAACAACTCCAGCTATTCCATTAGGCAAATCAGGGTCAACAGGATATTCACGTTTGGTTGGGTCAAGCCCTTTCATAAGTTGTTTTCTTGCCCCACTCATTGGAACAATAGCGTTCCAGCCGTTATCAATAGCCCATGCCATAGAGTTATTAATTGCATCGGTAAATATTGTTTCAGAAGCAAATAATTTAGGGATGCTTGCCCCAAACTCCTGAATACCTTGAAGCATAGGCTGTTCTAAAGCAACTGAATACATCCCAAGGCTTGCAGCAGCAGCAGCTCCAAGCACATCACCTTCCTCTAAATTGTTCACATTTTCTGCGTAAATTGCACCTATCCCAAGACAGTAACCAACTGTACTTAATCCAGAATACGACCTAAATAATTTACCTTCATACTCCCCCGTGCCTAAACTCCAGTTGTTTGATTGCCCAAATTTAGCTTCAGCAATTTTCATACGAGCCTCATAAGATAAGCCCTCTGAGTTTGAAATATCCTCAACTCTTGAAAAAGGCAATGCTCCTTGTGCCAACCACCTTTCTCTCTCAGCTTTATCTGAAGGACCAGCTCCAGTGGTATTACCTTCTAACGCATAGTTAGCAGACGTTGCAATTGCCCCTGTGCCAATAGCTATACGAGAAATTGCTAAATCTCTTTTTAGATAATCACCAGAATTTAAATCATTTAAAATACTATCTTTAGTTTTAATAAGGTTTTTTTGAAAGTCTGAAACATAATCTGGTGCGCCATTTAACGCTTTATAAAGCGCACTTGGTGCATCATAAAGAACCTTTAATGGGGTTCTTTCTACAGCCTGAATAAAATCATTCATTGGAGTAACTAAGAAAGGCATGTGCGCTTTCATCATTACTCCAATTGGATTCTTCATTGACGTAAGTTTGTCTAACACTTCGGTAGTTTTACCAACAGCAGTGCTAGTGTCAGGTTTTGATTCAAGTCCCCAATAACGAGCCTCTTGCAAAACGTCATCTGGTGGATTTTCAAATGTTTCTCTGCTGGCTTGAGTAAACGCATCAAAAGCCTCGTCTTCCGTCTTGCCTAAATCTATTGCTAACTCTTGTGCTGCAATGCCTTTTCGCATAGCAAGGGATTCTAACCCCATTTGGTAATGGATTCCTTTAGTAAACTCACTCACAGTTAAAACTGAACGTCCACCATAGGCAGATGCAAAGTTATATGAACCAGCCATAAATTTAACTATTGCATTTGATGCTGGGTCAATGTCAAAAAATTCTGGTCTAATTTGCATATCAAGGCGATTCCGTCCACCAATGCCAGATGTTTTGTTTTTCCAAGCATAACTAGCTGCAGCAAATCCATGTTTAATCCCAGCATGTAAGGATGCAATTTGTGCAATGCTTTCCCCTGCATAAGTTTTATTTTTAGAGCCAATACCAACAAGACCCCTGACGCTTCCAACACCCCACGAACCAAGAGTTTCTGCTGGTCTAAGCCCCACTCTTGGAAGGTCACCTGTAACAATCCTGCCTAACGTTGCTGTGCCTGAAATCATACCGCTAACAAGTGTGCCAAGCATACCTTGCACTTTTCCAGTAGCAGCAGCATCAATAAGTTTTCTTTGTTTAGCTGGGTTTCCTTCATTAGCTTTATGAACTTCAAAGAATCTTTGTATATCTTCTTTTGATTTGAATACGTCATTCATTTGTTCAAATTCAGCACCTGCTACTGGCCTCATTTTTAATATACCAAATGATTGAGCTACATTTGTTTTATATCCTTTTACAGAACGCAATACTAAGCTATTAAAAGCAATTGCTTTTACTGCTGTCTGATAGTCATCATTAGTAGCAACACCATTAAGAACTTTTGTACCAATGTCATTAAGTTGTTTTGCACTCCATTCTTCAGCAAGCACAACCCTGTATGAGCTTTCAGGAGTAACGTTTACATTACCGCCAGTAAGCTGTTTAATAAAATCTGCGTCAAATCCTTTGCCTTCTATTTTTTTTGCAATATCGGTATATGATACATTTTTTGTTACAATATTTGCTTGTGAAGCAATAGCATCTAAAGCTGGGGCTAAATCGCCAGCCCTAGCTAAGTTAAACACTTGGTCTGGTGGCAATAACTCTTTAGGTAAATTTTCACCTTTAACCACTTTAGGTAAATTTTCTAATTTTTTCTTTGATTTTTTAATAGCAGCATTTAATTCTTCTGGCGTAATAATGGGTTCTTGTTGTAGTTTTTTATTAATGTCAATAGGCTTAGGCTGCACATTTTCTGTAGCTCCAAGAGTTACTTCCGTCAATGCAAGGTCGTTAGCAGGTTGAGTTGTTGCTTCAATTAATTCTTTAGCTTCGGTTTGATTTTTAATATCATCTGCCGTTTTTGCAATTTCTAATTTTTCTTCTGCACTAATTTTTTTAATTGTAGGCTGAAGTTTTCTACTTTCTTTAATTGCAGAAAGTTTTTTTGCCATACTAATAGCCGCCTTGCCTACTCCAGCGACAACTTCGCTCTCACCAGTAAAGACTGAATCTTCTTGAGCATAATTGTCTTTAGGCTTTAGTTCTTCAGAACCAATCATCTCATTAACTTTTGAATTAATTGAATTATCAATCATTATTTAACCTTTAGTTTTTTAGCTACTTGAGCTGTTGTCTTTACAGCTTTTGTTACTGCAGGTGCTGGTGCAATAATCTCTCCAAGACCTTCTGCATATCCTGCTGTTGATTTTGGTACGCCAAGGGTATCTTCTAAAAATGCTTTAATATCCATAGCCGTTGGAAGACCTGTTGATTTTTCAGTACCTGCTACAAACGCCTCCCACTTGCTTTTACCTTCTGGAGTTTGTACAATTTCAGCCACTCCGCGAGCTATCATAATTAAATCACCGGGCAAGCCTAAAGTTCCTTGAATAGCACCTTTGCCTGTTGCATAAGCTGCATTTATAGGGTCTTTTTCAAAATCAGATTTAACTCCAGCCAGACCACCTGATATTGTTTCAGTAATTACTTGACTAATATCGCCTATGCCAATTGCGTCTGACATAGCGTTAGTTCTTTCTTCAGAAACCCTTGGCTGAAGAGCTTCTAAATAGCCATCAATAATGTCTTGTTCTAAACTCATATAATTTTATGCCTTTATTTAACCAGCTCTGGGTGTTTCTCTATAAGTTCTTGATATCCCATGCGGGTTATTACTTTTGCTGCTTGATACTTTCTATACTGAGTTGTTAAAGCGTTTACTTTGTCAGATTTAAATCCTTGCTTTTCTAACCACGCTTCAAACCCACCATTGTCAGGGTTAAATCCATTTGATGCTAATTCAGTAAACTTACTGTACTGATTTGTTAAAGCTTCAGAGTAGGCAGTTGTTGTTTTTCTCTCGGTAATTAAATCATTTAATGCATTCGTTCTTGAATTGTAAACAAAACTTCCATCTTTATTAGTTTCGTTTAATTTTTTATCCAAGCCCTTTCTGAAAAATAAGTTGTTTTCTCTTGTTTCTTCATATTTCATATCGGGGTCAACATCTAGACCTGCTGCTTGAATTAACTTTTTTTCAGATTCTTTATAATCCGCATTTCCAATTTGCGGATATAGTTCAGATAATTTAGCTGAAGGAATTTTAGCCCCATACATTTCATTTATTTGAGATATAGATGTTATGCGCCCATTAGCAATATCGCTTCTTGCCGTGTTCAATAAAATTTCTTGTTGGTTTGACAATGCAACTGTTTTAGGCGTTGGATTTATTATTTCATCAAATTGCGCTTGAGTAAGGTGTCCCGCTATAAATAATTGTTCTGCGACTTTTCTTTTTTCGGCTCGTGGGTATTCATTTTTTAACAATTTAGCTACCTGCACCCTAGCAACTTCTTCTTCAGCTTCTTTGTTAATTTCTTTTGTTTTATTAAACGCAGAGTAATCATTTGTTAATTTACTATAGACTTCTTTTGTTATGGCATTCTTTTCATCTTGTGGATATTCCTTCCATAGTTCTGAAGCCTCACCTAAATCCCCGTCATCAAGCCTTTCCATTGTTGCGTTAAAGTCTGGCAAACCAGATTCTAATTTAGGTGCATATCCATCTGCAAAGATAATTTCTTCAAATTTGTTAGCAATTGTTGTGTCCCATGCTTTATTAAACTTGTCTAATTGACCGATAGCAAAATCTTCACCACCACCTAACGCTTGCTCAAATACTCTTAGCCCTAGCGATATTTTAGATTCTTTTAACATTTCAGGCTCTAATGTAGTATTTACCATTGCCTTTACAGCATCAATAGAATAATCAAAATTCTCTTCAGATAAAACTTTGTTATATGCAAACGTTCTTTTTTCTAACGTTTTTAATGATTCTTTAAAAAATGTATTTGCAGTTACAGCCATTGACTGTTTAAAATTAACAGCTTCTTCTGGAGATAGTTCTTCTAATGGTTTTGAAAACCCGCTAACAATAGAATCAAACTTACTGCTAATTACATTAACGTCATTAATTTGACCAAGAGTAACCTGTGATTGAATTGAAGATAATGCTTGTTGAGCTGTAATTTCAAGCTCTGACCGTAGCTGCTTTCCTTGAATTTTACGATAAGTGTCTTGATATATTCCACCGCCACCAACTTGATTTAATAAATCAGAAACACTTTCACCACGTTGATTAGCTTGCTGTATTTGCTCTAATGTTAATGGCTGAAGAATAGCATTTTTAATTGCGTCTTCTTCTGCTTGTTTTCCCATTTTGTCAAATGCAAACTGTGATAAACGGTCTAATCCAGAAGTCATCATTTGAGATGCGCTAAAAGCCTCTCTTACATTAGCAAAATCAAGCTGTGGCATATCAGGGGTAACCCTGCCTGTTTGTTGATATTTAGGTAATTCGGCCATTATTTACTTGTTCCTAAGAATAGAAAGATTTATCTTCTACAGGTGCTCTATTTACAACTTTTCCAGATGAGGTTTGCCCGTACATATATGCAGCAGTTCCTAATTTAGCAATAGCATCAAAATAAGAGCTGGATTTAGCTTGTTTCCCAGCAGCTTTAAATAATGACGCTTGAGTGTCTCCAAATGAAATTGCATCTGCGCTAGACTGATTCATAATTTGAATATCTCTACCAGCCACTTTTTTATTTCTTTCTTGTATGAGTTTTGCAGAACCACTAAAGCCTTGCGCTCCACCAGCAAACCCTTTGGCTGCTGCTGTTGCATTTGTTTGAATCAAACGCTCAAACAACATATTTGCTTGTTGCTCATATTGCAAAGCATCACGACTAGCTTTTAATTTAGCTTGTTGTGCTTGCAATTTATACATTTCATTTTGAGATTTGCCTTGTTGTATTGACCCAATAGCAGACAAACCAGCTGCCCCAATTGCTAAGTAAGGAGCTGCTGCTGTTATGAAAGGAATTGCTGCCGCCATGTTAAGTCCCCTGATTGACCGCTATTTTATATTCCATACCAAGTAAAGTAAACTTTAATGGAAGGGATTGTGTAACTGTAATTCTAGCATCGGTGCTATAACCTAAAATGCCGTGGATAACTTTAATTCCTGTAAAGTCTGGAATAATTGAGTCTAACATTCCAGCTGTATCAAATTTTCTAAATGCAACATTCTTGCCATTAATGTTCATGTGTTGGGTATTTATAACCATTGCATTAACTTCAACAATGCGTTTTTTAAATCCAATCCTAGTGCCAGCTCTTAATGCCAATTCAACTGGCATTGTTCTAGCTTCAACACTAATAGGTAAACCTACTTCATAACTGGCAGTAGAGTCCCTAGGGATGCTCACAGCACCCCCAGAAGCAACAATTTTATCAGCTTGAACCAATCTATCCAATAAAAGATTTACGGTCTTCCCAGCGAGCTGTGGGGCTGATACGGATGATACAGCACCGCCTGTTGTGGCACAGTCTGTCAATAATCCTTTTTCAAACTTTTCTATGTAGTATTGGTCAACGGTTTCAATGGTTCGTTTTACAATAGTATAGATGTCATCAACATCAATACCAACTTCAATAAATTGACCATTGTTTGTAATAAGCTCTGATGGGGCAATAACATTTTGAGAACGAATTAAAGAAAAAGCAGCTATAGTGCCATCTAGCTCATTAACAATAAACAACAAATCGTTTTCGTCTGTGTTAATGCCACGCCTAAGCGCAATGCGTTTTGGATTTTTAAGCAAGTGTCCAGCAAGTAATGAAATCTTACTTGTTAAATATGTTAATGCAGTGTCGTTATACGTTACCTCATTTAACATTTTACCTTGACGATGAATAAACATAACGCCAGATTCTAATTGCTGAACCCTAATGCCGGGCTTGCTACCATTTCTACCAGCAGTTGCTAAGAAAAATGCAGATGGAGTAATAGGGTCTAGACCTTGTTGCGGTACAAAGAACTCACCGCCAGTAGTAAACACTTGTAAATCTTTTGTAGAAATCATGTCAGTAATAGCATTGTAAGTATTAGTGTCTAACGTTGCTTCTACTGCATCATCATCAAACCCTTCTGTTCCTTCAAAGTCAAAAAACAACCCTACCTTAGAACCCCATATAGTAGATGGTCTTGATTTACTTCCCCCAAAATACAAACGACCTTGATGGAATGTTACTGTTCTTGGGTAACCTTGGGTAACAGACCATACCGCTTCATATCCAGTTTCTAAATCCCAATTTCCATTAGCAATAACTGCTGTGCTAAAGAATGGAAATTCTGTTACTACGTTTACTTGGGTAGCACTCTTGTACTCAATAATCTTTGCTCTACCTTGTGGAGAAGCATTAATGTATTGTCCAACATGGCCTACAAGAAAAATGCCACTAGATGCGTTAATTGTCACCTTGCCTGAAACAGCAGTAGGCGTAATAGTTCCTGCTGGATTAGTAGTTGTTACAGTAAACGCATACTTAGGCACACTAGCAAATACCAGTGTACTTGCTGTCCACGTTGCATCAGAAGCACCACGTACTATTTTAATAGGCGCAATGTCTTCGTGTACAAGAATTAAGGTATCGGCAGATTGCGTCCAGCACATTTCATTCAAGGATGATGATGGAAGTGTTAAAGCTAAATAGTCATTACCGCTTCCGTTAATGTCTTCAACTAAAGCACCATCTTTAAATACGTGCATACGGTTATGCGTAAAGCACAACATATAGCTGTCAACAGTAGAAAATTCAAACGGCACTAATCTTGACCCGTTTGCAACTGAGTCAGCTCCAGTGTTAGGCAATGTCATTAAATAACGAGTGCCAGACCTGCGAGTAATCCCGCCCTGCGGTTGGCATATAACGTTAGTAGCTTTTTCTAATGAGTTGTTGTAAGTCGGCAATTCAACGCGTGCGCGTAGAAGTGGGTCTAATTCACCACCAGTAAAGTTTGTCTGCACTGTGACAAAGCGAGCCATCTAATTCCTTACTTGAGTTAGTGAAAAGTCTTTAATGCTATTTACTGGTTGATTCATTCCATCAATGTTCATTGCTGTACGCATATATCCACCACGGCCATTGTCGCCTGGCGTACCAACCGCCATAACTCTCCAGTAATCAGCTTTATCTAACTGGTCAGTAACAGGAAATGCAATGTGTGCTGCTGTTAAGTATTTTAGAAACTGAACAAACCATACTGGCATTTCAGATTCAGGTACTGAGTATTGATAATCAACATAGATAACTTCTTGGTTAGTTAAAAGTTTAGACCCCATAATACGGTAAGCCGTAATTGGGATTTGATTTAATCCACTAGAGTTATACACAGCTCTTGGTGAACCAAGTCTATCTGCTGCCATTTGATACTCATATTTATATTCGTTTGCTGGTGTTGTTACCAGTCTTGCTAGTTGTGTCTTCTTAAAAGAAAAACTCCATGGATAAACCATAAGAGCTTGGTCTCGAAGGTCTGGATATAGTCGGTCACAGATAGACGCGCCATCAGAGCCGTCAGTAAAAGATGAAATTGGGTCAGCACCTAGCATTAATAATGAGTCAGAACAAATTGATAAAGCTGAGTTTGCGCTTGCCATATTAACCTTTACATATAAAAGTAGCTACCCTACGTTATGCAGGGTAGCTATATTACAATATTACTTAGTCAGTATCAGTATTAGCTAATACAGTACCATCATTTACATCCACAACGCCAGCAGCGTTAGAAAGAACATAATATAATGCTGCAACAGCAGTACCGCCTGTTGATGTTACACCGTAGATTAAATCGCCTACACTTAACTGACCAGATAAAGCGTTAAAATAGCCAGCTGTGTTGACATCCGCAAGTGCGTCTGTTGTTTTGTAAGCATACATTGCTGGTGAATTACCAGCTTTAGATGCCGCTATGGTTGAAAAACCAGTTGATGAATAAGCCATTTATCTATTCTCCTTAAGATTCACGAGCAACAATAGACACAATACCTTCAGCGTCAATAGTTGTTGCGCCAGCAGAAAACATAGATGCTACCAAGAATGATGTTTTTTCTGGTACATAGTTGATTTCTGTTTTTGGTGCAATACCTTCGCCATAACCGATAGCATCTTTATGGAAAGCAAAACAAGTACGGTCTAATGAACCATCAATTGCTAAACCACCTTCAGTACGGTCACCAATTACATGGAATTTGAAACCTAAGAATGTATCTAATTCACCGTTTACTAATGCTTTAACAGTATTAAAGTCAGAAGATGTAACAGCTGTTTCAGCTAGTAAAGATTGCAAACCATTTGAATGAATAATCATGTGACGGTCAACTGGAGGAACGTTGTTTTTATCCATCAAACCTTTTGCTTGACGTAGTTTAGCTACGTTCATATTAGTATCAGTACCACCAACATCGTTGCCTACTGCTAATGATGTGCCTGATGCAGCTAACGCAGCAAGAACTAATTGGTCTTGACGACGGCCAATAGCGTTACCTAAAACTTGAACAAGCTCTGAACGCTCATCAAAGTTTACTTTTTGCTGGCTAAAGATGTCGCTATATTCAGCGGCAATCCAGTCTTCTAATGTTAATGTTACGTTTGAAAAGCCAACGTTTAATGGTGTAACATCTGTTTGACCCACACGAGGTGTAGCAACGCCACGACCTACTTTAGGGAATTTTACTGTAGCACCTTCTACTCCACGACGCTGACGTACAGCACTTACCAACATTGCTTTACCTTGGTATGCTTGCTTAACTTCTGCGTCAAAGAGGGTGGTAAATGCGTTTGACAATGCAATACTCATTTTGTATCTCCTATAACGGTTTAATATAAAGTTTTTTTGTGCTGAGGTATGCCGCGAAGCGGGCCATTGCTTGCTAATTACGTTAGCCAAACGTCAAGTTATCTTGCATTGTGGGTCACAGATGTGATATGCCACATTGTGTGTTATATCATACTATTATTTATAATGCAATATTATTTTTTTTAAATATTAAAAAGCCCAATTAAGGGCTTCTTTGTTAATCTCCGTACACTTGATTAAACAGTCGTTCTACCTTTTGTCGATACGCTGGGTCTGTTTGATATTTAGGGTCTGCCACCATTGCGTTAAGTTCTGTTTTAGATGGTGCGCCATCAATAGGAGTTGAGTTTGTAGGAATTCTGCCTTCATAAGTTTCACGCAATTTCATAAATGCTTTAATGCCGTTTGCAGTGCCTCCCATAATTTTAAATTCTTCAAAGTCGTCTTTACCCCATATGCCTTTATTAACTAAACCAGCACCCCACTCTGTCAGGCTTTTAATTATACTGTCAGCGTTAGGGCCTAATGCTTTTTTCTCAGCAGCAGCGTCAAACTGTACTTGTTGTTGTTGCTGCCCAGTCATTTCAATAATAGGGCCAACTAATCCATCCAATGCTGCTTGACTTAAGCCATACTCTTTTGCCCACGCAGCAACGTGTCCGCGAACAGGGTCGTCTTCTGGAGTGCTAGAAAATGATGACATATCATAGTTTCCATCTTCTGGGGCTTTGTGCTTGCCTTGACTAATTTGTTTCCGTAAATCTGTCCATGATTTAGACATAGCTTCCATGTCTGGAGCTGCATCATCTTTTTTCCAAAAGTTTTCTGGAAACCACTCTGGTCTTTCTGCTGGTATTTCGGTTGGTTCTGTTTTTAAATGACTAATGTCGTTAGACGTTGCGCCTTCCTCAGTTGGTTCACTTGAAATGTTATCCAATAAGCCTTCAACGGGTTGCTCTCCGTCTTGGGGTTGGTTATTTTCATCCATTATTTAATTTCCTTTGATAATTTAATGCGATTTTCTAAATCCCGTACTACACTACATTGACCCTCGCGATAAAACGCATAACTTGGGTCAGCTCCCGGCACGGCAACAGGGTGTTCTATAATAGTTTGGCGTAACCAAACCATAAGTTTCTTACCTTCTTCCGATGATGCAAGTACACGAAAACATAATTTATTTAAATCTTCGCGCCTTTGCATTTCATCACGAATGTCTGTTTGTTGAGTTTCTAATCCTTCCCATCCCTCGCTCATTACATTACGCCCCCTTGTTTAACGGCTTGTTCAGCTATTTGTCCAGCAAGTTCAGGCTGCTCTTGCGCTACTTGTTGAGCTTGTTGAGCCATTTGCTCTTTCATTAGCTGACGCTCTGCTGCTGAGTTTCTAACGGATTGTGGTATAGCCATCTTGTCTGCAACTAAATCTAATAGCATATCTGTCTTAAGCATCATCTGACCTTCAGGGCCTGCTTGTTGTACAATTTGTGCGTATTGTAAAATGTTTTGTACATCATCCATGTTTTGTGACATAGCTAATGGTGACACTGGCGTTACTTTAATTTCAAGACCATTAACACGCAACGGTAAATCAATAATTCCACGCTCATCCATAATCTGTAGGATTTTTTCTACTAATGGAATCATTGTTTCATTTATTAAACGACCAAATGCAGAGCCTAAGTTTTGTGATAGCTGTTTCATACGTTCAATAACTTCAGTAGCAGAACGTGCTGACATATTATCTGGTGGCAATGACTCGTCTAATAGAATGGATTTAATGTTCATACGCAAATCATTCATAATAATTTGAGATACATTAAAATCACCTGAACGTGGCAATGGTTTTAAAGATTCGCCTTGCGGTCCACCGTTACGTGCAACAGGAATAATAACGCCTGGTGCAATAGTAACTGTATTTGGATTAAGAACACCATCATCAGCAGCTGTATAAACCCCAGCAATAGCAAGAGATGCGTTCTTTAGCACTAATTCAAGCACTTTGTTTAGTGTCTTAATGTCTGGTAGTGCTGTAATTAACGGACCGCGACCATAAATTTCACCAGCTACTTTCATGTAGCGAGATACGACCCACGGGCTGTACTTCATTCTACGGTACACAATTTCTGCTTTAGATTCTTTATGGATAACATGGTAACAATAGTCGCCACGTTTAGCATCAAATATAGTAGCCTCAATAAGCTCTACATCTTCTGTAGGTTTGTTCTCTATTTTCTTTTTAAGTTCAGTTGGTATCTTGGCATCTGTCCATTGTTGTTCAATAGACTCGCCTTTGATACGCATACGTCTGTACACATTGTCAACTTTTCCATTAGCCCCTTCTTCAAATGCAACAAGAAATTGAGGTACAGGAATAAAATTAATAGGCGTAATATCGTCACCTGGTTGCACCAGCATTACAGCTGTACCAACGCACAAGTCTAGCAACGCTTCACCAACGGCAATATCAAAGTTTGATTGCTTAATAGTAGCAAACATTTTTTCTGTATAGACATCTAACGCTGCTTGTGCTTCATCTTTACGGTCAGCAGGAATGTCTGTGCCAGCTTCAAGACGACACCATTTGCTATGCGGTGGAAATATACCTGACTGCATACGGTTTGCAAATCGTTGTGTAGAGTTAATAGCAGTTGCGTCAAACACACGATTCATTTTTTTAGCACCACTTACTTTGCCATCATAATATCCGTCATACAAATTACGCTGTGGCAATGCAAACTCATAAGCCTCGTCATACAGAGAACGGAAGTCTTCTTTCTTTGTTAAAGCAAGCTCATGCCGTTTTAAAATATCTTCTGGTTTTAATCTCATTTCAGCCATTACCGCATCTCCGCATCTTTTAATAATTGTCTTTTTTCAAGCCTGCTTGGCATTGATTTGCTTCTACTTTTAAGGGCTGGCTTTTCTTCCGCATCCATAATAGTATGTATTTCTTGAGAGCGTTTATTTAATTCTTCTCCAGAATTATACATAGGCCATTTACCAGAATTAATTTCTTTTTTCCAGATGTTATACAAATCATTTTCAGAATGTTTTATACTTCCATTAACATAGCCGGGGACTGAAACAAACTTTCCTTTGTAAGCCCCTTCCATAATTTGAATCCCGGTTGAGTAAACGGTAATTGGTCTACCGCTTTCATCTGCCCCAACATTCCCAGAAGCAATAGTATTTCTATGGTATTTGACAATATTATTTTCTTGGTCAGTTAATCTCATTTCAGCCATTAAGTCATACGCTTTCCACCGAGCATTGCTCCGTTACTTAAAACATCATCACCGCCAAGTTGCGGCCCTCTAGATAATTTTGACGCATCAGGACTTGCTGAACCAGCTAATAATCCGCCAGTTGCTTTAGCTAGTCTTGATGACGATGCTTTTTTCTCACCAAGTTCACGTCTTCCAGTATCTACTATTAATTTAGTTTTATTTTTTTGGTCTTCAAGAATAGCCTTAGTTCCTCGTCGCGCCCATCCACGTTTGGCCTTAGCACTATACAATCCTAAAATAGCATCAGTATAAGCGTTATCAGTGTCTGTATAAAAACTTGCAGACTTAAAGATTCCTTCTCCAGCACCTTGTTTTTTTAAATACTCAAGCCTATCAACAGAACCTATACCAGCCATAGACGCAGCTCCGCGGTCACTAAACTTAGAAATTAAGTTTGAGCTTATAGCCTCATTAAGGTCAAAACTTCTTTCTTTAACATTTGGATTAATAGCCATGATTAAGAGCCTAGCAATCCGTCGTCAACGCCTGACTCTGGGTTTAGACGGTCTTCTGACAATAACATGCGACTACCGCCACGAATTCGTGACATTTTACGACTTGCCTCTTGTGCTGCTAAATTTCGTTTTTCTTCTTCAGCTTGTGTACGCAGTTTTTCCGTTTCAATGCGTTGTTGTTCCATCTGCGCTCTTGCTGCACTTGTATCTGTTTTTTGACCACCAATTAAACCGCCCATTACTATCTCCTAACCATTAAGTCGTAATCATATTTATCCATGCTATATTGCTTCATTGTGCTTTCAGATATAAACCCAATAGCTCCAGCCCACCTTATAGCTCGCAAGTCTGTAGTTTTAACAGTTATTTGTAATCTATGCAAGCCCATCGATAGCTTGCAGATATCAGTAAATGCAATTCCTATCTTAGTTGTTGCAATTGGTTTGTTTCTAGCAGTGTCACCAATGACCGACCACATCTCTCCAACGCCTTCCCACAGTAGGCAACAGCCAAATACAGCGACTGGTTTTCCATGCAGTAGGCATGTAATAGCAAATCCATAATTAGATTGGTTTTCTAGCATAGCTTTAACTCCAATCATCTTTTGTGTAGATAGCCCAGAAAATTCACCACCTTTTATAGAAAAGGCATCTTCAATGTAAAATTTAGAAAAGGTAACTCCCTGCACTTTTGGCAGGTGTTCGCCTATGGTATCAAGTATTGAATACATCAAAGTCAGTCATCACCGTTCTAGCCACTATTGGCTTACTACTCGAAAGAGGGCTACGGGTCATGCGCTTATGTTCACCACCACCAAGCATCAGATACCCAAAGGCATCGCCAACGTGAGAGTGTTCGTTCTTGTTTGGCATATCTCTAAAGCGTTCATGTCCTGCACCGATTGATACGCGCTTGAAGTGATAGCCACCAGCGAGTGACTTCCTTGTCATCTTACAACTTCTGTTTACAATCAAGCCGGGTTTGCCATTAATCAAACGTTGCATTGGCGCAGCAGCCCCTTCTCTACGAACTTTAAAGTCATTAGAGTGTGTAGGTTGAGCGCGTAGTCCTAACGTTCTTAGGTAATCAAATGCAGTAACTTCATAGATGGCATCACGTTGCATACCAGCAGGGTCACCCCACATCATAATCTGTGCTTTAGGGTATTTAGCATTAAGCTCTGCAAGTAACTGTTGCCCAAACCGTTCAAGCCCCATATCTTCAGTAACAATCTCATGAAGAATAACCCACCTATTGTTTGGAAGTCTTTGTCCAAGCACCGCTGCTGGTGTTAAACCAAAGTCGACACCGATTTGTAATGGTAATGATTCGTCATACTCAACGTCACCGCACATAAGGTTGTCATCATATTCAGGCCATACAGGTCTACCTTCTTGCACGTAGGTGTATTTGCCTTCTGCGTAACAGCGAATCCAGTCTAGGTTTTTACCACCAAGCATTTGCGGGTAGTAGCCAGCAGGTAAGTTATCTAAGTTTTCTGCTTTGCTATTAACTTTCCACCATCGACCAGATGCAAAGATATGGTCATTAGCTTCAGGGTTGTCAGGTAAATCACCAGGGTCTACTTCGATTACACCACCCGGTTGATTAAAGAACGTCCATGCGTAGTTGCCAGTAACCTTTTCTTTTTCAGCCACTCTATGCCACCAGTGGTCATCATCCATTGGATTGGTGTCCATGAATACGCCATGCCATTTAGCACCGCCATCACGTTTACTAGGATAGCGCCCAACCCTGTGGGTAAGCCCATCAATCACAGCCTTTGGTAACTCACGCGCTTCATTAACCCATGCACCTGTAAGCTCTAATGAAAGCAACTTACGAACGTCTTTAGGTTGGTCAAGAGCAAGGAAGATAACCTCGCAGTCAATGCCAGCAGCATCACCTTTGGCTGGTAAGCGTATATGATGTGTAATCGGTGGAGTCCATAACATAGGACCAAACGTAGCCTCTGGGAAAAGGTCTAGCCATGTCTTAATGGTTGTTGTCTTCAGCATAGGATAACTGTTACGTACTACTGCAAACCTAGAGTATCTAACGTTGTCAATAGGTGATGCAGTCTGCTGTAATGCTTTAATAAATATTTTTGCACAGCAAGCATACGATTTTCCACTGTTATGGTGAATAGCTCCATCTATAGTTACATAGTTGTTGGTGTCTAATACTTGCAAATCCCAATAAGATTCCTTGACAGTCATTCTTTCTATTGATAGAATAGCCCTTTTGGGTGAGGACAATACTAATGAACGAGAATACAAAGATGATAATTTTTTTAGCCAACGGGGTTCGCTCTTCGTCTGACATTGCTGAGATTGTTGGTCTATCGAGGCGTTATGTTGGAAAGGTAATGTTAAATAAGAACCTGCCACGCCTTTCAGAAGGTGCAAGAGTTGGTCAATATAACAACCAATACGTTTGCGGTAGACGGATTGACCCGTCTGGGTATGCTTTAGTGACTGCCCCGACTGAGCATCCCTATGCAAGGCAGAGGAAAAATAGGAAGGGTAAGTTGATTTACGAGCACCGCTTAATAATGGAAGAAAAACTTGGCCGATACCTTCTTCCGACAGAAGTAGTTGACCATATTGACGGACTGACCTTGCATAACTCTCCAGACAATCTACGGATTTTTGCATCAAACGGGGAACACCTGCGTGCAACTCGTGCTGGGAAGAAGCCAAACTGGTCAGTATTGGGTCTGTGTCGCATGACTTCAACTCGCGTCCAGCTTGAAGCGTCTGAACCTGTTGATATGAGCCGTCTTCGCAAAGAACAAGGTGATTCGCGGCTGCAACAAATTCTCCGTTTGGCGTTACAACTCGGTACAGATAGTCGATTCCTTTCTGGAACGAGCTACCACACCAAGAAAGTTGGAATTGACATGTCTTGTCGTTCCACGATAGAACTTGCATTGGTCGGTCTATATCGCAAATACGCATAGGACCATGCTCTGTAATTATCATGGTGTCTGGGGCAACGCATCCTACTGGTCCCATTAATCCTTGCACAAAGTCATTGTTCTGCACAAACTCATATACAATTGGCGACTTGCTAAAGTTTAGCGTGATGCCATCAAAAGATACTTCTTTGGTACTGCGTTCTTTAGTCTTCGCCATCTATCGCCTCTACGTCTATAGGTTCTGGAGCTACTATGTTTACACCGATTACTGAAGGCTTGTCTGACTCTGCTTGCTGGTCTAGTAATCCAGATGCTTTAGCTAGTAGGCGAAGTACGCCAACCTTGTCAAACAACTCAATATCTAATGTTGCTGTGGGATTACCTTCTTTGTCGTACCTTGTAGTCGATTTAATACTTTTAATTGCTTGTAGTGCGTGTTCAGGAATGTCTTTAGACGCTCTTACTTTAATGTTGCCATCTTCATCCCAGCTCATAATGTCCGTTAGTTTTGTATTAGCCATGCTTAACAGCGCATAGGACACAGCTTCACGGTTAGCTTCCAGTGTTGCCGAACGCTCTAGTGTTCTTTGGATAGTACGAACGCCACCATAGTTTTTAAGTGATGGTATTCGTTTAATCTTTCTGTTGTCTTCTTGCTCAGCCATTTATTTCCTCTATCACTACAACCGCAGCACCACCCTTACAGGCTTTGCCACGGACAATATGTAAATCATCTACTTGCGAATCGTCTTCATATACTCCAGCATCCATGAGGGCATCCAAAATAGCTTTAAGCAGATTATCAATATCAAAAATCCTGCGGCTACGAGGGCATATAACAATGTCCATGCGCAACCTAGCAATGCCAAGTTTAGGAATTTTTTGGTCAATAACATATTCTTGTACAGCCGCTTTAAAAGCCACACCAGCTTTAGAAATAAAACGTCGTTTTCCATTTGCTCTCCAATAAGTATTTACGGATGGTGGATAAGGTAAGGTGAGTATCATACGTTAAGAGCATCAAGTTTGGCATTAAGGTCGAACCTATTATATTCCTTTAAATAAACTTTTAATGCTTGGTTGATAATATGTGCGCGTGGCATTTCCCTGTCTACATGAGCAGCATCTAACAAAGCTCTAGTCTTTGGGGTTAATCTTACCAAGAAAGTCTTGTAATCATTAGCAGCCATAGTCTTCTCCTTTTAAATCATCTACTGTTTGGTATTGGCGTTTAATCAAGTATATGTGAGTCGCATAAGACACACCCTTCATTTTAAAGGTTACTAGCATACCTAAAGAAAGAACAACCGCCACCACACCAATAACAGCAAAAATTGTTGTAATTATGTTAATCATTATATTATCCTTATATCTAAAGTATAGCGTAGTCTAACATAAGTTCTTGCAAGAATACAATAGGTGTGTATAATAACTAATACGGGGCCATTACCCAGCCCTTGCAAATGTAGCTACGACAGATGCAGATAAACATAGTGAATGGTAGAGTTCTCCTTTAAAGCTAGTAAGTATCTAGCAAGTACATCGGGACTGTGAACTGCCAGAGGCATAAATGATAAGCCTTAACTTAGATAAACGAGAGTAGCCACCTTATGGTGTTTTCCAAATAAATCTTTTTTTATTCGGGTTAGGTTCTATACACTCTTAAAATGACGAACAAACTTCCAACACAAATACCAGTTAGTAAAAAGATAATCTGGCATCCAATAAAGTTACCACCGATTAATCTCTATACAGTTGCAAAAAAGTAACGAAAAATTGCTTCAGGTCCCCCTACGGTAGGCGGAGGGGTGGGGGGCAAAGGGGTCGCTTCTCTGAGCGGCCGCATGATACTCTTTCTTCTACGC